TAGAACAAATGTCAAAAGACTTTGCAGATTATGGATACGATAAACCTATCGATAAGATGTATGGTGGTGCAAAGGTAGGTGATACTGATATAGTTGTCACTACATGGCAGACATTATCTAGAATGCCAAAGTCTTTCTTCGATGGTTTTGGTGCAGTGTTTGGTGATGAAGCACACTTATTCAAAGCAAAAGTACTTACAGGTATTTTAGAGAAAATGAAAGACATAGGTCATAGGTGGGGAATGACTGGTACATTAGACGATACCCAAACACATAAACTTGTATTAGAAGGACTATTTGGCCCGACTCATTATGTAACTACCAGTGCAGAACTTATGGATGAGGGTGTTCTTGCAGAACTAGATATACAGTGTTTAGTACTTAAATATCCACCAGAGGTGGCAAAAGAAGTTGTATCAATGGACTATCCTAGAGAAATGGAGTTCCTTGCTGGTAATGAAAAAAGAACTCAATTCATAAAGAATCTTACATTAGGTCAGAAGGGTAATACATTAATACTATTTCAATATGTAGATAAACATGGTAGAAAGATATTTGATGCATTCCAAAAAGCAGGAATCAAATCGTTTTTCATATATGGTGGAACAGATACTACTAATAGAGAAAAGGTCAGAGAGTTGATGGAAAAGGAAGATGGGTGTGTAATCGTTGCATCATATGGTACTTTTTCTACAGGTATAAATATTAAGAACCTACACAACATTGTGTTTGCAAGTCCTAGTAAATCTAAGATTCGTGTGTTACAATCAATTGGCAGAGTATTGAGAACAAGTAAAGATAAAGTCAATGCAACTCTTTTTGATATTGCAGATGATTTAAGTTATAAGAAAAAAGAGAACTATACTCTTAGACACTTTAAAGAACGAATAAATACATATAGTAAAGAGAGGTTTAAATACACGATACATGAGGTAAAGTTTTGAGGTGGTACGAAATATTATGGGGAAGAGATACTAAAGAAAGAGAGATGGCTGCATGGAAAGATGCAGACCCAGAAGAACTTACCATTGATAATGCATACAAAACTAGATGGATATGGTATCACACAATCCTAGGTATTTTAATTTTTACTACTAACATGCTACTAATAGCAATTCTCGTAATACTGGCAATAAAACTATGATTCAATACAAATATATAAAACTAAGAAGTGGAGAAGACATTATTGCAATGATTGATTTTGATAAAAAAAGTACAATAGTAGAAATGACACTTCCATGTAATGTAGGACTAGCTCCATCCATTCTAGGTAAGGGTTCAGTTATTAAGTTATCACCTTTAGTTCCTTTTACTAGAGATAATAAAGTTATTATTGCAGCTTCAGAAATAGTTTACACAACTTCGATAGATGATAAATTCATTCAGTTTTATGATAAAGCATGTAAAGACTGGGTTCATCTTAGGGATGAGGTTGGATTAGATATAATGTCACCTAAACAAGAACTAGATAATGGTTCTGAAACATTTGAAAGAATGACTGATATGATAAAAGAACAAAGAATGCTTCCAGACGATGACTATTCTATAGAAGAAGAACTTGCACTAATGGAAGAACAGGATAAAAAGATACTCCATTAATATGTATTCTCTTGTTTCCCACGATACATATCTAGGGTAACATGTGAATATGCTTCTGTCAAGTGTTTTTCATCAAAAAAGATAAATTAATTTTTACTTGACAAATAGCAATATAATGAGATAATAGATATATGACTAAAGTAAACAAACCAAAACCAGAACATTATGTAAACAATAAAGAGTTTACAGCTGCCATCTCTGAACACAACAGAGCAGTAAAAGATGCAGTTGCAAAGGGTGAAGAACCACCCAGAGTATCAGAATACATTGGAGAATGTATCTATAAGATTGCAACAAGACTATCAACAAAACCAAACTTCATTAACTATTCATATAGAGATGAAATGATTTGTGATGGGATTGAGAACTGTTTACAATATATAAACAACTTTAATCCAGAAAAATCACAAAATGCATTTGCATATATAACCCAAATTATATACTATGCATTTTTAAGACGAATTCAAAAAGAGAAAAAACAAGCTGCAATTAAACATAAGGCAATCATGAATAGTGGTGTCTTAACAGATGCAGTAGGTAGTATGGAAGGAGACAGTACAGTTTACGATAACTCGTATGTTGAATTCTTACAAAATAACCTTGAAGCACCCAACTACAAACCTAGGGGTAAAAAGAAAGAGAAGGACAATCGACCAGTAGGTGTAGAAAAATACTTTAATACACCCAAAAAATAATGGAAGAAAAACCTTACACATACAAAGAAGCAACTCCAGAAGAAATAAAAGAGTGGCAAGAGACCGAAGGTAAATGGTGGGCTGATAGAGCATTATCATTTGTAGCAATTGCAAGTGTACTCCAATGTGCAACATTATTTTTTATGATGTTTAACTTTTGGGTCATCAACTTAATGACGAAATAATATATGAAATTTGCAGTATTAAATGATACCCATGCTGGTGTCAGAAACGACAGTATACATTTTCACGAATATATGAGAAAATTTTATGAAGAAGTTTTCTTTCCTTATTGTGTAGAGAATGAAATTAAACACATAGTTCACTTAGGTGATTACTTTGATAAACGAACTGGAATCAACTTTCTTTCTCTACAAAGAAACAAAGAACATTTCATTGACCATCTGATATCAAACGATATGACTATGGACTTGATATTAGGTAATCATGACTTGTATTATAAGAATACTAGTGAAGTAAATTCGTGTGAAGCACTTCTTAAGTATGACAACATAACAATTTATGCAGACACTATTACTAAAGACTATGATGGGTGTTTAATTACACTTATACCTTGGATTCATAAAACTAATATGGAAGACACTTTAGAGCATTTAGAACTTACTAATGCAGCCATAGGAATGGGTCACTTAGAAATAGAGGGTGCAATGATGATGCCTGGCTATTATTCTTCTCATGGTCTTGGGTTTAATACATTTAAAAGATTTGAACATGTGTACAGTGGTCACTTCCATACTGGTTCTACAATGCAGAACATAACTTATCTTGGTTCTCAAATGGAATTTACTTGGTCAGATTATAATAACCCCAAAGGATTTCATATCTTCGATACTGATACTAGGGAAATGAAAAAAATTAAAAACCCTATTCGTATGTTTGAAAAAGTATTTTACGATGATTCAAAATATACTCAAGAAGAAATACTTGCAATGGACTTTTCTTACTTAAAAGACATGTATGTAAAAGTCATTGTTATGACTAAAGAAAACCCATATTGGTTTGACTTGTTTATGGAAAGACTTAATAAAGCAGAAGTTATAGACTTTAAAGTTGTAGAAGACCATGGTAATCTAGGGGACATGTCAGACGAAGAAATGGCTGCAGATGCAGAAGACACACTTACAATATTAACAAAACATATCGAAGGAATGGAAATTTCTGGAGATAAATCAAAACTGGAAAATTTAGTTAGGTCTCTTTATGCAGAGGCACTTGACGAAGCTTCATGATAAAATTTAAATCAGTCAAATGGAAAAATTTACTTTCTACAGGTAATCAATTTACAGAAGTCTTTCTGGGTAATCGAAAAGCAACCCTAATCTTAGGGGAGAATGGCAGTGGTAAATCTACAATGTTAGATGCACTATGTTTCGGATTATTTGGAAAAGGGTTTCGTAAGATATCCAAGAACTCACTTATTAACTCAGTCAATCAAAGAGGGATGATTGTTGAGGTTGAGTTTGCAATTGGGTCAAAACAGTATCGAGTTGTTCGAGGTGCAAAACCAAATCTATTTGAGATATTCTTGAACGATAGACTTATCAATCAAGATGCAAAGATGAGAGACTACCAAGAACAACTTGAGAAACAAATCCTAAAACTAAACTACAAGACATTTACTCAAGTGGTTATTTTAGGTAGTTCAACTTTTACACCATTCATGCAAATGAATCAGAATGATAGGAGAGGTATTATAGAAGACATTCTAGATATTAATATTTTTTCTATTATGAATGGTTTATTAAAAACTAGAATGGCTGCATTAAAAAGTGAACTTCATGATTTAGATTATGAAATCCGACTTTCAGAAGACAGAATTGAAACCTATAAAAAACACATCAAATCACTTGGTGATAATCGTAGGAAAAAAATAGACGACTTCAATGAAAGTGTTGATAAAGCTCAAACCAACATCAGCAGTGTGCAAGAAGAATGTAATGCATTGATGTCTAAGGTTGGAGAACTACAAAATGAATCTTCGGACAGTGAGGCTATTAAAGGCAAACTAACCAAGACTCTTGAATTGCAAAAACAATTAGACCTTGCAAAATCAAGAGGTACAAAGGAGATTAAGTTCTATGAGGATAATGACGAATGTCCCACATGTCACAGAGATATGGAAGACCACTTTAAACAAGAGAAGATTTCAGCAACATCAAAAAAAGTATCCCAAGTCGAAAAAGGCATTGGTGAAATTGCAGACAACATCACATCAATTAATAAAAGAATCGAAGAAATCCAACAGATACAAAGTAAGGTCGACACTCTCAACAGACAAGTGGCACAAAAGCAGAATGAAATTTCTGCGTCAAATCAATACATCATCAAAATAAATCAAGAGATTGAAAAGTTACGAACAGACAATGTAACCGATGATAGTACCAAGTTGAACACTGAACAAAAATCTTTAAAACAGCACAACCAAACAAAAGAAAGTCTTATAGATAAAAGGTCTTACTATGATGTTGCTGGTTATCTTTTACAAGATAGTGGTATAAAAACTAAAATCATAAGACAGTACTTACCTATTATGAATAAGTTAATCAATAAGTACCTTGCATCTATGGACTTCTTTGTACAGTTTAATCTTGATGAGGGGTTTAATGAATCGATTAAATCAAGATATCGTGATGCATTTTCATATGCAAACTTTAGTGAAGGTGAAAAGATGAGAATTGACCTTGCACTTCTATTCACATGGAGAGCAATTGCAAGATTAAAAAATTCTGTTAATACCAATCTATTAGTATTAGATGAAGTATTTGATAGTTCGTTAGATGAAGGTGGAACAGAAGAGTTTTTAAAGATACTACATACTTTAGATAAAGATACAAATACATTTATTATATCTCACAAAGGAGACATACTTACAGAGAAATTTAGACATACTATGACATTTGAAAAAGTAAAAAACTTTAGTAGAATAGTGGATAGTAAATAGGAAATATTATGAAAACTCAATTTGACGAAAATCAACTCACTAAACCCTTAAAAGAAGACGAAAGAATCATAGAGGTTGCATCTCATATTGCAGTTTTTAGAAATTGGTTTAATGAAGAAAATATGGAACACTTCTTTGATTATTGGAAGTGGAATATAGAAAATGGAATTCATCCAAAAACTCGGCAAGAAGGTGAGGGGGCTCATACATTAGAAAAAGACGATAAGTCTATGGGTGTTCAAAAAAACTATCTATCAGAACTACCTCTAACACATGAGTTTAATGATTTTTTCAAATTCTTAAATAAAGATATAATTGAAGGATACACCAGATATTGCCCACACATCTATGGCCCAGTTGCTCATGAAGCAAAAATACAACAAACATTACCTAATCAAGGTTATCACCTCTGGCATTGTGAGTGGGATAAACAAGCAAACATGAGACAACTTGCATGGGCATTATTTTTAAATGATGTAGATGAGGGTGGAGAACTAGAGTTCTTACATCAAGGTATAAGGATAAAACCTCGAAAGGGAGACTTTGTTGTCTGGCCTGCATACTTTACACATTTACATAGAGGTAATCCACCATTAAAAGATGAGAAATGGATTGTGACAGGTTGGTTTGAACAATTGGGGACT